CATTGGAATAGCTTGCGTTGCATCCCTCAAATCAAATCCGTGGCTAAGTAGTGTTGTAATAGCATTTGTTTTAACGGTAAGTTCATATGTCTTACTACGTTTAATGTTTGGCTGAATGTCTGTGTACCTTAATTTCAACAATGGACTATCACTTGGAACATAAGGACAATTTCTAATTGCACTTAAAACAACCTTGATTTCTTCCATTTTGCAACTTTCCATAATGTTCTGTTGCTTTTGTGCTTGCGCTTCTGCCGCACTCCATCCGGTTGCGCTATCCATAGCAATTCCCGTACTACCACCGCTATTATCGTTTCTCTGTGGCACGTTGCATTTCTGTAAAATCAATGCTCTACGAGTGATAATGTTGTTAAGCATACCTTGGTAATCATAATCAACAGCCAATGGCTTAATAAATGGTGTTTTACCATCTCTTGTTGTTTCGGTAATTACCCATTCATTTGTACCTGGTTTCTTTACTCTCTCTGTTTTTGTTCCGTCATCGTTTGTAACTACTTCTTTTGGAAAATCAATATCATTTCCGTGCCAAATCGCTTGCGTGTTCTGTTCCACATCGTTTGTAAAGTCGGAAATCAAAAGGTTTAAGTTATCCATTTCGGAAATCTGTCGCTCAAAGCAACCCATTCCGTCATAACTTCTAAACCATTCGATTACCGGTATCATTCCAAGTGGATTTACTTCACCACTTCTTACATCGTGTTCGTAGCCTTTTAGTTCGAATCTCAAATCTCTTGTAAAGATTGTAAATCTCTTTTGATTTTCACTATCAAGCCTGTAAACAACACCCATCATTGGTCGTTTGTCAAAGTAATAACTTGAATAAACAACAAAGGCATTGGAGTATTCCAAACTTTCAATTTTGAAGTAGCTGCCACCATTAGCAACATCTATTTCATCCGTGTTTATGTCAACGTAGGTATATCCAAGACCGCCAATTTCTACGTTTCTTCCAAGATGCTGTGTTTTTTTGCGAATTTCCTCCGCTTCATAGCAATCATTCAGCAATGAAATAGCCTTTGTAATACTTTCATCTTCGCTTTCACTACGCTGAACAAGTGTGATTGGATTTCCCCAATGAAAAGAAGTCTTAAACTCTGTTACTTCGTTTGCCACATTGTCGCAAGCCTGCACATTTATGTCTGACCTATATGTTTTTGTACGAACAATCGGCTGTTCGCCTTTTTCGTAGTTGTTTAAGAAATCAATTCTTGTTACATTCTGTTCGTGCAACGGAAGAACTTTACGCAAAATGTCAATCACGTTATCGTATGTAATTATCGGCTCACTTGTATAAAGCGTTTTTCTACCAATCTGCATCCTGTCCTCCTAATAAAATTTCATTCCGCTTGACGTATATCGTTCGGAAACTTTTTCCGTCTTTGTTTCTCTTGTCTGTGGGTCAAAAACAACTAATTTCTCACAAGTTCTACATTTTACTTTTCTTGGAATAGTGCTTTTTTCATCCCATGTCATTACTTTTTTCTTGCATAACGGACAATTTATATTCATAACCTTTTTTCCTTTCTTGCATACAAAAAAGCACCGTATTTCTACGATGCCTTTGTAAAGGGGGTTTCAAATGAAAAATTTTGTTTACATCTTCTCTAGTTTAATAATAAACCTGTTTTTTTGTGATTTGTGTGAAACTACACATATTTTGAAATTATTTTACTAACAAGGCTTCTGTCTATATACATTTCATCCGCAATATCCTGCTGTGTTCTTTTTTCAATGAACCTTTTTCGAAGAATTTGCCTATCCCTTAAAATTTTTATTTCATCAATGGTCTTTTCGATTTTTTCTTTGCACTCAATTAGATCATTTTCCTTTTCGGTCAACCTATTATGCTTTCCTCTTAACAATTTCATTCTTCTGTCATATTCCCTTTGTGGAAATCCCTCAATCTTGAAACCCTGTATTCCGCCTAATCCACCTTTTACCTTGTCTTGAACAGTTCCAATTTCGATAAGTCGTGCAATGCCATCTTCTGTTTTCTTAATATCATCTTCTGTTTTTTTTAATTCTTCCTGCATAGAATAATATTGTTCAAACATTTCCTTAAGTTCCAACACCATACCCCCTAAATCGGACTTTGAATAATTCTTGTTTCTCTTTTTCTTTCTCCAGCTTGCACTCTCAACGCAAAGTTTGAAAGTACGTCCGGAACGTCATCCAACTGTTTTTTACCCGATACGGAATATTGTTTTAACAACGACATCATTACTCCGTATGGCTCTTTCGGTGTATAAAGTGACGAATCTTTGAATATAACGTGCTGTAATATCCAACTTGAGCATTGAAAAATACGTGCTTCTTTGTTTGTTTCTGTCGGTCTGCTAGTTATATTGCAAATCCAACCTTTGCTCTCAACACGCTTGTTGACTTCCATTGCAACCCTATCTCCACCAGCATTACTTTCAAACTCGCACTCTTGCGTTTTGTTGTTTACTAAAATGTCGGCAGCATTTTCATATTGCTCCTCATAATCTGCTGTGTTATCACATACACAATCAACGCAATACCAATCTTCTCCGTATTTTTGAAATACCGGCATAACAAAGTAGTCTGTACCTTTGCCCTTTGTATCGCATTGCGCTGTTGTAATTTCAGCTTCTCCGTGTGGCAAATTAAGGTATCTCCTAATCTTGTCATCCGGGAACAACAAGCCTTCTCGTTCAATCGGCTCTTGCTTGTAAAGGCACTTGTAAGAAATATCATCCATAAGCAATTGCTGATCCGCAAAGAAATCTACTGTGAAACCGCTATACTCGTAATCAAAGTTACTTTCGCCTGTTTGTGGGTCAATATCCGGCACCGCAATAACCTTTACTCTGTCGTTTCCGTCATACATTCTCTGTATGCGTCCAATAACATCATTTACAGACCACCTTGTAGCAATATGTATTTCCTTGCAATTCTTTCCGTCTGTGTCTTGAATTTTTCTTTGTCTTGCGTCTACTGCGTATTTGTTCCACAGTTTGTCAAGGATAAGTGGGTTTAATGCTTCTTCAATTCCGCCAATCATATCATCAACAAGCAAAAACTTACTTGCTCTTACCTTACCAGCGTTCTTACTACCAACAGAAGTACATTGAACACTAGGAAATGGCTTGTACTTACCAACATTAAACTGTTCCATCTTTGCATCCGTTCTTGTTACGGACAAATCGGGGAATATTTCGCCCCATGTGTATTCGTCAGTATTAGTGACTATATCCAACATGCCATCGTAGTACATTCGCGTAATATCTCCACTATGCGAATAGAACAAGTTGAAATCTTTTGGATACCAACCAATAATCAGTGCATTGAAAAACTTCTCGATTGTTGTCTTTCCTGCGCCTGGAATAAGCGAAATACACAGAATGTCGTACTTGTCATCAATCATTCCTTGCAAAGCATCCACAAGTCCTATTTTTAACAACTGCTTGCGCCTAGGCATATAAAAACGGTCTTTCGGCTCTCTCTTTTTCTCCAAGTATCGAAAACCACTATCGACAACCATATTCTGCGCCTCTAACAGAAGCACTCGGTATAAATCATCCAAAATGTCATACCAAGTCTTATTTGCAAACGCATATTTCTCTAATTCCCAAGTATTGACACCGGTAGTAGAAAAAACATACTTCTCGATCAACTCCTTCGCCCTTGACGAAACTTTAAGGCCAAATTCTCTATCTTTTCTGCCAACAAGCATAATCTCACTTGCCTTCACATAAGCATCCACTACACTTCGGTCAATGCCATGTCGCTCTATGTAATTTTCATACTCTTGTATCGTTCTCTCATCTTCGATTGTGTGCATAATAAAAGCACCTCCACAATTAAGCAGAAGTGCCTTTGCTTCTGCCTATAACTTTTCTAGGTTAGCGACTAAAACCATTTATTAGCCGGTAATTTATTATTTGCTTGTAGTATCAATCAAAATGATACTTTCTCTTAACAGTTCGTCCTTCTCAACAATATACTGTCCTTCAGCGTCACGCTTATACTTTTCCAACTTACAGTAAACCTCAAAAGGCTCTGCGTGAATGTCTAACATACAGGCGCCTAAAACCTGCTGCCCATCAATGTAAATCTCGGTTGTTTTTCCATCAGTTTCAATTCTTAATTTTGGATTTTCCATATTATTTCCTCCATTTGCAGTTTCCGAAGGTGGAAAGTCTATGTGTGACTTATTACCTTAAACCACCAACGGCATTTTTTTAATTCAAGTGGGATTTCTCTGCTCACCCCACTCTATCCGGTAGCGAACCAGTATTTTCATCCAACCAACTACAAGTAGTCAGCCGAGTGGATAGGTTGGAAATTTCATCCAACACGACAAGCATTCCTACAAGCGTCCTCTGTAAATAATATACTCGACCACTATCTTGTCTTATGGTATAAGCGTCTTATTCCGCCACTATCCATCGTCCATTTTATGTCTACAAGGACTGTGCAGGGTTATTATCCAATCTCTGACATTCGTCTGTCTGTAAGACCACTCACCGACTTTGAAGATTGATATTTGTTTTTGATAGGCTACCTCTCAAAACCTATCGGGCTTGGACTTCTCACACGTTGGCTTTGCTCTTGCCTTATCGCTTTACATTCATCCAATATAACCACTATTATTTATGAGCAAATCATTAAGAGGTTTTTAATTGACATCTTGGGAATTGAACCCAAATCCTTTATGTATCGTGGGATAGACACATAACGTGCAACCTTACACCATTGCCAACCAAAACTTAAAGGAGATCTATCAATGAATAACATCTATTTGGCCTTTTTGTTTTTTTGAAAATTTTTGGAAATCATCTTGAGTAAGTTTAGATTTGTTTATCGGATGTGTAGTAGAAGTTTTATCTTTTGTTAGACATATCTTTGCGAATTAGTTCCCGGATATATTCAGAAATCGTAGTAGACTTTTGTTTTGCACTCTTTTCTACATGACTTCTCATAACATCATTTATTCGCAATTTAATTGTTGTTTCTTTTGGATCGTTTGAATATCTCGGCATTATTGAACCTCTTTTCTCGGTCTACCCATGGTTACTCTTGGCATTTTTAACGCTTCTTCAAAGCTTAAGCCATATTTTTTCATTCTGTACGCAACTGTAGTTGCCGTCACTCCAAAAATAACATACCATTCAACCAAAGGTCTTTCTTGCCCGTCTATTTCTTCTGTTTTAAGTTTTCTAGGACTACGATTTTTTATAGGTCTTTTATTATTTGCTTGTTCTTTTGCTGTTGCCCACCTACAGTTTTCAGGCTCATAGTTTCCATTCACATTTATTCGGTCTATGCTTAAATCGTTTCTATATCCGTTTTCTAAAGCCCATTCAATAAAATTTTCTCTATCGTGCCATTCTTTGCAAATACAAATTCCACGACCACCATAATGCTTATATGAATGTGAATTTGGGTTATAACATCTTTGCATCATTCCATTATGTATTCTTCGAAGTCTGTCTAATTCTTCGGAATGTTCGAGTTTTAGACTTTCATGTAAACATCCACAACTTTTAACAATACCATTTTCCCAATGTGTTGGTTCGATTGTTGTAATATTCCCACAGTCACACTCGCATATAAATGCCCTATGTTTATTTGAAAGCCTTGTTATTCCAATGACTTTCAAATAATTATTTTTTTGACCAATGTATGACTCGTCAAATTTTACAGGGTTATAATGTTTTTTGCATTTTCTGTATTTTTTCGCATTATCCTTTATTGATTGATACGGTGCAGATATTATATCTCCACATATTTTACATTCCATACCAAGTAAAAATTTATCTTCGTTTCTTCCTACAGAAACTATTTTGTAATCCCCATAATCAGAGCCAACCATACTGTAAGCATTTTCAATCATTTTGGCTTTTTTATTTTTTGAAATTTTTTCAAATTCAACTTTTTCGTTTTCTCTTTGCTTCATTTTTTGGCATTCACAATTCTTAATCAGTTCAGACCATTTATTCCGACCACTTATCATAGTTCTATGAACTATCTTGCCACATTCAGTACATTGCAATGTAACATCTTTACCTCGTTTTTCAAAGTTATACTCAATATCTATTATTTTATATATACCACTATAAGTCCCTATTTTATTTCCATATTGTCTAAGCATATTATTCGCTGTATGTAACGCTATTCCATTATCTAATAGATTTTGTAATGTATTCATATATGCTCCTTTATATATTGTGGTACAAATAAAAAATTAAGAGTTTGTGGAGTTGACTTAGTAGGCGTCAAAATCGCTCTCCCGTCAGACCCCCACCCCATCCGCTTTCGTTCCGTGTTCCGGTCTGGTTATCTGTTCCAGGTTCTCCGTTGCATTTCTGCTTTTTATTTCAACTATTCGCTAAACAATCCTTTTCCGAATAGTTACATCACTATATCTTGTGTTCGCCATTCAAACAACACATTATATTGTGTTTTCCTTGCTTTCTATCTGTCGAAACTGTGCATTTTGTATATTTTCGCCAAGTTTTGGGAGCTCGGAATCGCCTAGAGCCTGCTTAATTGTTGCTTGTTGCATCATTCTTTTTGGCTCGTAGAGTTTGCCTAGCTCCTCCTCGTTATTGGCTCGCACTACTTGCCCCATGGTGTCATTGCTCAATGCGTTAGTGTTTGAATCTTGCATTTCTTCACGCAATTTTTTGATGACGTCGAACCTAGATGAACTTAATTCTTTTATACTTTTCTCACAATAAGGATTATTGCCTTGATATATACATTCACCATTAACAATATATAAATTATTATATTCCTCATTTATAGCGTTATCATTAAGAGTAAATATATAATTATTGGTATTATTATTGTTAAACCATAGCCATAATGTACTTCTATGTATACCAGTTAAATTAGCAAACTGTTGTATCTTAATAACACCACCATATCTTTTACATAGTCTTATATACATTTCGCATACTTCTTGAACATCTAATACTCTATGTGTTAATAATTTGCTATGATGGTTATTTACTTTTACATCTTCTGGAGATGCCTTAAATACCAAATTGTGAATATCCAGCCAAATGGAATCTATAATATCCGCTTTTCGTTTTTCCGGTGCGGATTCAACGCCCAATTCGTCATACAGTTTTATAAATTCTTCATACATCTGATCCGCCAAACTTATTACTTCCGACATCGTTCCACACCTCCAATCTGAACAAATAAAAAAAGACGGTTACAATATAAGCCAATGCCTATACTGTACCGCCTCTGCTCGTGCACTCTCTTTTCTCGTATTCGAATATCTGCGAATATTATAAATCGAAAATCTGTTCTTGTCAACAGTTGATTTTATATGCTATACTATGCTTGTCAACATATTATTAAACTATTCTTTATTTTTTCATTCTTTCCAATTCTTTATTTACACAGTCTAGAACAAACTCGGATAGTTTCATATTTTTAAAAGTTGCCGCCGTTCGTAATTGTTCTTTTGTTCCCTTTGGTGCCATTACTGTAATGCGGTCATAGTTGTCTTTCTGATACTGTGCAATGTATGAAAGTTCTTTTTCCTTATCCTTAAATGCCATTTTATACACCCCTTTTCAATTCTATTTCTAGCATTGTATCATGTTATACTATGCTTGTCAAATTGTCACAAAAACCGAAAAAATAAAGCAAATAAAAAAATATTATAAAAATATTAAACTATGCTATTGACCATATTATTGAACTATGCTATATTATAGGTACAGAAACAAAAAAGCGGGTGAAACAAAATGGCTTATTACAACTATCATGCAAAAGCAAAAAATCTAATTGCAACAGGGCATTTAATACATTTTGAAATTACAGAAAATTGGAATGGAATAAAACCAGCTTTAATGTTATACTTTGATAACAACAGACCCATGCCAATTCGAGAATATCGATGGGATGAATATTTTAAATTATTGACAAATTCCGAGAATATGATATAATGCTTTTCGGTGTATTGCTGTATTGCATTTTTCATTTTCTCCCCGATTATGACGAGCTGCGGCATGCACCATTTTTTATTTTAGGAGGTATTTATATGAAAACTATACTGTTTATATTATTTTTACCAATAACATTACCGCTATACTTAATACTTGGATTCTTAAAAATACTTGGACTTGGTTCGGTTATCGGAGATATATTTGATTTATAAAATTAAGCCTACGAAATGTAGGCTTTTTTTAATACACTTCCCATCAAATCATCAAGTAAGTATACCAATTCCGTTCCATATAGCGAAATCCAATCTGCCATAAACTCTTCTTCTTCAATGTCAATTTCTATCCCATAACTAAAACAGAAACAATGACATAATTCGTGAGCCATTACACGCCTTAAAAACGCCCCTCTAAGACCATTTGACAAATACACGCACTTATCTCCCCAATCAGTAACTCCAACCGTTATAGAGCCATCAGAACGTCTTAAATCGGCACTATATGCACTTTTAAATACTATTTCCCATTCTATACCATTTATTGTAAACATAATATTCTCCTTATTTAAGTTCCTTTTAATAACTCAAATAGAAACTCAAATGTATTAAAATAATTTTAGTTTTTATTTAATAAGGGGCAGATTTCTCCACCCCTTAACCATTACTGAATCTTCTGCAACAAAGTCTGCATTTTGGTTTTCAACATAGACTTTTCTTCCGGGCTAGCATCTCCAATCATTTCCGTAACGTCGGTTGAAAGTTCTTTCATATACTCTTCAAGCTCTTTCATTTTTGATTGTTTATCCTTGCCCATTTCTTTGGCTTCCATATATCCTTTTCGTCTTTCTCCAGAGCGACCTTCTCTTGAATCACGGCCACCTTGGTTTCCGCCACGATTTCCATAGCTTTCTTCGTAGCCACGATTTCCACCCATGGATGATGTTCCACCACTCATACTTTGTGAAGAATTACCGCTATTTGACTGACCGCCCTGTGTTCTTGTAGCCATTGAGCCACCCGTTCCACCTTCTGTATAATACATTCTACCCATAGTATTTCTGTCCATATCTCTCCAATACTCTGGATCGTGTTCTCTATACATTTCTGGTGTCATAAGATATGGCGGTTCTTCTAAAAATGGCATTTCTTCATAACCACGTCTGCCACCGCGTCTACCTCTACGACTTGTATAGCGACCCATAGAATCTCTCGGCTGTCCTCTGTAACCTCTTCTCATTTCCGGGTAGTCTTCGTACATTTCGATGTACTTCATTGATTCTTCCGAATCTTCTGCTTCTTCCATTGCTTCAATAATTTTTTTGTCCTTATCGTAACATACCAGGTCTTTGATTATATCAGTCCACATACCAAGTTCTAAAAGGTCTTGTCCTTCGATATTGTCGATTCCCATTCCTTCTACTTTTGCTTTCATGCAATCCGCAATTTTTTCTGCTAATTTATGCATAAACTACACCTCCTTACGCTCCTGCTGTCGGTGCTGTACCGTCAATAGCAGTTAAATTATTGTTTGGGGAACAAGGAATATTGCCAAGTAACTTAAACACACCACTTGTTGCATTTGTTTCTACTCTTGTGCTATATTTTGTTCTCGTTCTAATGCTACAAGCCGTAGCCTGTGTGCAATCACATTTGTTAAGCGGATAAAGTACCGTTCCATCTCCGATAGTAATAAATACCGGTGCCGTAATGGTTGTTTCATCTGGAATAGTCTGTGCCACTACGATGCAATATTTACAGCCATCTGCATAACTACCTTCTGGAATGTTAATAACAAGTCCTGTTCCGGCCGTAAATGTAACTGCACTACTAATAATCAATCTATCGCATAAGCGACATACATTTTTACATGCCATATTTTTTACCTCCAAATCAAAAGGGATAGACATAAGCCTACCCCTTGAAATAATCAGCCATTGTAGGCGAGTTTTATTTGGTTTTTAAGCGCATCC